ATTCATTTGTAATTCAGCAGGCGCTGAAAAGTCTGAAGATGCAATTGCCTGATCTACAATATCAGATACTGCCGCATCACACTCTGGTTGCTGAGCGGCTTCCCTGTATTTCACTATCAATTCATGATCAGAAACCATATCGGTCCCTGCCAAATCTACGTATTGCCCGTAGTATCCTCCTCCAACAGTTACTGACGTAACACCACCATCGTCTGAAGGTTTAGGTACAGGTGATATAAATTCAACTGCCTGTTTATCAGCTTTCGCTGAAACTTTTCTATTAATTTCTAATCCGAATAATTCCATAATATTATTTATATCACAATAAGCGGAGGGGTAGGACCTCCGCGTATTGGATATATTTGCTTATAAGTTAATTAAAACTATGTTGTTGTGTTTGATTCCCAATATTGGTAAGCCAATTCAACTGTGAACTCTTCGATTGCGTCATTAGTGTCATAACTCAAATCAATCGCACTTACATTCACTGGATATGCTCCGCGAATGTCATACGTTTTAGTTATGTTACCTCCTCTATCGAGTTGTTCAACTGCCATGTCAGCCATGTATTCATTTGGATTCAAAAGGCCGGTGTTATTAACATGTTCGTTAATACCGTTCATCCAACGCTCAAAGGCGTTACGGATTTCCATTGTTGAATCATTAATGATTGTAATTGTCCAGTTTTCGAATGTTCGATCACCAGCAATTTTCAATTGACGTCCACGAAATGGGACATCAAGCTGAGCTACTATGCTAGCTGGAAGTTGAGCTGCCTTACATAAGAATGAAGAAAGCTCGGTGTCTCCTGCTGCATAAGCTGGGTAGTTTACAGTTGCTTTGAACAAATTTGCTCTAGCACCACCACCAATTAGTTTTGATTTAAAATCGTCTACTCCTAAAGTTGCCATAATTGTTATTTCCTTTCTATATTATTTATAGTTATTACTCGCCAATTACTTCAGAAAACTCAATTCCAGTGCGTGTTGCAATGAAGTTAAGTGTAATGTAGTTAATTGACCTAGCTGGTTTTACGTATATATCTGCTACAAACTGATTTGTATCGATAACGTTTCCAGTGTTATTTGTTTCATCACAGATAACTGCGAAGTCGCTAATACCACGTCTACCTTTTACTTCACGAAGAAAAGGTTCTGTCATGTTGCGGAACATTGCACGTGTAAACTCATCATTGAATTCGAATAGCTGGAATTTAGCAGCTGTGGCAATTGCCTTTTCGATTGTAATGAATAGTCTACGCACATTGATACGATCAAATGCAGATGGTTTAGATAATGCGGTTTTATCTCCAAATAATACAGTTCCTTGTCCTGGGAAAGAAACAATTGGATTAACGCGTGCTTTGTATAACGTATCTCTTTGAGCGCCAGTTGCGTTATAAGATAGTTTAATAACATTACGTACTTGACCACGATTGAAGCCTGCAGGTGAAAACCATGCGTCTGCAACATCATCGGTGTAAGCCATTAGACCAGCAATTGAACCAGCAGATGATACCCAACGATTTGTGTCGTTATATTTATCATATACATATATGTTTGCTCCTCCAAGAACACCATAAGACGATGAGTTGATTCCATCAGCCCATGATTTAACGTTGTCTACTGATGTCTGAGTATTAGTCTGATCTACATCGCTTGTAGTTGGTGGAGTTACAATACCAATAACGTCTTTACGTGTCTGCGCTGCAGTAATAGCAACATTTGCATCGGAGGTCGATACGGCACCTGCAATAAAGAAGTTTACGTCGTTTGATTCAGCATCTCCGAAGAACTCAGCAAAATCTGTTGTTGCTTCAGTCTGGGTTGCTACTCCATCAACGCCTCCTGCTAGTGTATATTGTGTATCAGCTGAAGCGGTGTAACTTGTATCGTTACTAGCAATTGGGTGACCAGCATAGATAAAGTTAGAGCGATCTCTCAATACATCAATATAGTAGTTTGAGCCTCCTGTTTCTCCTTTTGCTGTTGCGATTAAAGATACATTTTCAAAGATTTCTAAAACCTTTGGTGCAGCAGCAGTCGCGCCATCGACGAAACTTCCACCAGCATCTTCAACAACAATGTGCAATTCATTCGCATCTGGTGTATTACTAAAAAATTTAGTAAAAATCGCAGCTGTGTTTGTTCCACCAGTGTTAGTAGGCGATATGACTGTAACCTTTAAATCGTTACCAGCCTCGCCTGCATATTTACCAATGAAAAGCCC